CGGTTCCCCGGGCAAGCGTGGCAAGCGCCGGCCTTAGCTCGTCATCGGCAACCGCCGTGGCGTTTGATGTGGAGGTGATAAACCCATCCACGGACTTAATAGCCGCGTCCGTTGCCGTGGTGGTTTTGTCTAGGGACCGGGTTAGCTGGTCCTGCGCTGCCTGATCCTGCATGGCCGCATTGGCCGCGTCAATCGCGCCGGCGGCAAGGGCTACTAGCGCAATGCCGGCGGGAACCGCTGCCTTTTTAACGGCGAACGCTGCCCGCTGCCCGTTGGTTTCCAGCTGTTGGAAAGACTTTGTGGCCTTGTTAATTCCGCTGCCGTTAAAATCGGTAATGATGGGAATGACAATGCCCATTAGCCCATCTCCCTATTTACCTTTGAAATGGCGTTTGCCACTGCCGTTGCTACGCCCGCGTTAATCTCTGGCATGTGGCGATCCACCGCCGGCCAAAGCACCCGGCCATACCTTGCGCGAATCTTAGGGCCGAGCGTTCCATGGTCAGACTTTGCAAGCTCAAATTGGCGGCCGGCGTTTGTGCTTTGCGTGATATAGACCACGCTACTTTTATTCCGCCGAGTGTCGGCCTTTACCTTTACGCCGTTTCGCACCTTGCTTACGTCCCACGGAAACGCCTTACCGCCGGCGGAGGAATAGCCGCCCACCGCGGTAGGCGTCCACTTGCGCGCCATGCCGCTTAGCACCGTCTCGGGGTAACGGGAGCGGGCGTCATTTATTGCCCCTTGCGCCGCGCGTGTTACCTCTGCCAAAAATTCTTTCCGGTATTCGGGGTCCAGCTTGCCTAGCGATTTAATGGTGGCCGCAATGCCGAAAGAATCGCGGGCCGTCGCCCCCGGTGCGTCGAACCCCATATCTACGAATTCGCGCACTAGTTTCGGCGGCTTTCATTTATTACGGCCACGACCGTAGAAAGGTCGCGCATTTCAAACGGAACAGATGCGGGCCAATAGCCGGTTGCTACTAACACTTCGGCTAATGACCGGCTTACTGTTCCGCGTTGGTAGGCCCCACCACTGCATCATCATTTGCGACCACTTCAATAGCGGTAATCGTCTTTAGGAAATCGTCGTACCGCCCGGGCGGCTTTAGCCCCGCGGACTGTGAAGCCCGCCACGCGAGGTAGCCGATCTGGTCCATAGAGATACCGGACGCGAGCGCGGAAATAGCCACGTTAAAATGGCGTTCCATTTGCACGATTTCCATCATGCTTGTAGCTACGGAGAATTCCCCGTCCGCGGTCGAATACTTAATTTCGATTTCCATATTTCCCCCTTAGTGATTACGGCGTGATATCGCGGACCCATGTGCCGCCCGAAACCGTCGCCGTAAAGATTTGAAGCTCACCGACGCTGGCCTCATTCGGAACAGATGCCAGCATAGTATTGCTAATCGTGTATTCGGGATTGCTTGCCGAGATAGCGCCGGCGCCAACCTTAATTACGATGCTGGTATCACCCTGCCCAACCTCTGCGTAGAGGGTCGCTTCGACCTCGGCGGCGCCATAGGAAGCGTAAAGGGTGATAGACCCTTCGACAGTCTGCAACCCGGCCACCATGCGTTCGCCGGTGTCGCCAAAGGCTGTGGAGGTAAGCGAATTAACGCCGAGCGTAAAGCTAATGGCGGAACACTGATCCGTGAGATCAACGCCACCAATAGTAATTGAATCAAAAGACGAAAGATAAGTGGTCGTGGCCACGTTTAGCTCCTCATGGTTGATACGCGAACGACAATGTCAAACGACGGGATATCCTGCCCGCCTATCGCCGTTGTAGATGGGTTGCCGCTAATAACGCTTATTTCCGAATCCATCAAAATATCGCAGGTGGAAATAAGGTAATCCGCGGCGTCCTGATTCCCCGGCGGAGCGGCAAGCACCCGTAGCCGAAAAGTGATATCCGCAACGTTGCTATTAAAGCAAGTAAAGGTAGGCGGTTCGATTACCACGGACATAGGCCGCGCGTTGCGGGGGTCTGTTACGACGGCAAGGCCAAGGGCTGTAATGCTCGCCGAAAGCGTGTTTTGCGCCGCCGCAAATATGCCGGTGGCACTCATGCGATTTGGGAGCGATTAACGCCAAGTAGTTTATTTATCTGGCCCATGCTGCCGAACGGAACGGCCCCGCCCATATCTTGGAAAGAGGCATAGGAATCCGCGGAGCCGCGTTCACGGTAGAGTATCGCCGCATACTGCGTAGTCCCTAGCGATACGTCCGCACCGGGCGATGTGGTGAGGGAATCAAAGTACCCCGCCTCCCGGCGCCGGCGATAAGCAAAAGCATTGGCGGCGTTTGTCGCGCTGGTAATAAATGCCGTGTCATTTGCCGTAGCTGCCGCAATGCCAAGCCATGCCACCACGGATGCGGTATTAACCCATGTGCAAACCGCGGACCATGTAAGCGTCCCGGGGGGCACTACTGCCTCCCGCGCAATGTCCGTGCCGGACGAATACATAAGCAATTGGTTGGGAATAAACACATCCCAATCAAAAAGCCAATCGCCGACCTCGTCGGTTCCCAAATAAAGATGCGTAGGAACCTCGGCCACCGTATAGCTCGTGTTTAAGCCCGCGGGAGAAAGCCCCGAAAGCGTCACCGCCTGCCCCGTCCCAATCTCCGTACCTTCAAGCGTTTGTACGACTAAATATTCGTCTAGCCGCTGTTGAAATGTAATAGAGAAAGTGGACATAGGGCAGGTGGCCTAGAACGGTCTACGAGGCGATGACGAATTTGTCGCTATCCACCATCAAAGTACTAAAATAGCCTCTGAAAGCGATAGTGCGGGACAGTGTGGAGGGAACGTCCACCGAAATGGCACCCTTCTGCTGCTCGTAACACTCAAAGCCGGAAGCGTCGCCAATGATTGTGGTGCTAGCCGCGAAGTTGCGGTCAACCACAACGCGAAGGCCAAAGGCCATGCCCATATCCGACGTTACGGCAAGGTCGCCGTAGGCATTCATGGGGCCGATGTTCGGGAAGAGCGGGCGGTCGGAGGTGTCCGACAGACCAAGCAGGTTCCCCCAACGGTCGGGACTCACAAACAGGTGAGTTGGCAGGTTGCCGTTTGAGGCGCTTAGGATCACTTGGGCAGACGTAGAAACCCACAAGGCCCACGCGGCCGGGTCGGTGATAGCCCCAACAAAGGCTTCAGACGTAGTCGAACCGGCTACAAGCGCGTCGGCTGCCGCGTTGTCGGTCTGGTTTGCATAGATGCGCCCCATATCGTCAAGGATAAGCCCGATAACCTCCGGCACGGTAAAATCGATAATCTGTTCCGATGCGGTGACCGTGCCGCCAAACGTCCCTTTTTGCACCTGTAGATCGTCCACTACGAACGTGCCTTGGGTAATCTGCGTGTTCTCCGCTGCCTGAACGCCAATGCTGGTGTGGGTCGTAACCTTCGGGCGAATAAAGACCTTGCCGCCGGGAGGCATGGCGCGAGCGCCGATAGCGTCCACCACCGGGCGGCTACCTACAAAATTATTGTAGGTCGGCTGGATAATTGGTACGGGCAAGATGCCCGGGGTATCGGTTGTGATTACGTCGGGAGCTGCGGCGCGGATGCCTTCCTGCATGGCGTCGAACGCGGAGCCACCTGCGGCAAATGCACAAATGTATTCCGCCGGCGACGGCATGACAAATGCGCGCTTAGCCTCTGCGTAAATAATCGGATTGGTGGGAATGGTGGTGGCCTCTGCCGCGATCGGCTCGGCCTGTGCGGCGTCGGTCATTTCCTGCTCCTGTTCGGTTTCTGGTTCTGGTTCGGGGTCGGCCGCGTTTGCGGCCACGTTGGTAATTACTGCCTCCGAAAACGCGGGAACGGCTACTAAAGATAATTCAATAAGTGTAGCCGCCGTTACTGTCATAACCCCTTCGGGGTCAGTCGTAAAGGTGGTGGGATGGGCGCCAACGCTCACGGAATCATAAGCGCCGGCCTTTAGCAGCGCCACGGCGTCACGGCTCGCGCGCGTGTCCGCCAACGTTGCCTCAAATTCAAGCCCCGCCGGCGAATCAGTAAGCGTGTTTACGATTCCGCGCAGCTGCGAAATGTCGTGATTCTCAATCAGCTTTGCGGGCTTTTGCGAAACGTCGAACGCGCCCCGGGCAAATCGCACGGCCGTACCATCCGAAACAGTGGCGACGGTATCCCACGGAACGGCTAGCCCACTGATGCGGGCAGGCTCCGTGGCGTCCCCGGCCTGCGCTGTAATTAGCGTGGGGTCGGCGGAAAACCTAATCATTTAGTGGAACCTCCGTCATAGACTGATCGCGGGTTGCCGCATCCTCGGTTGCCGGCATATCCATATGCGCCATTTCTCCAATGTACGATTCCGTGTCGAATTCCACATGGCGTCCCCGCGGCAATACATCATCCATGGAAAGCCGCTCCGCGATTGCGTGGAGCAGGGGACGGGCGCCGAATTCCACCAAATCGCGTCTAGCCTCCGTGGCGTTGGCGTATGTCATGCTTCCTGCTTGCGAGACCGCGAGCAAATAAGCAGGTATGTCCATAAGCCGGCTTAGGTCCTTAGACGAATATTCGCGGCCTTCGACAATTTGAAGCTTCGATGGGTCGCTGTCAAATTCGATGAAATCCACAAATTCATTTAGGGCGCCAATGGAATTTTCCCGGCGGTTGGCGGCCCATGCGGCGGCCATTTCCCCTAGTTCCTCGCCGGACATTGGTTCCCCGCCCTTTTGCTGCAAGTAGCCGGCGGCAATCTCATTGCTCGCAAAGCGGGCGGCGGCTTCGTCCAGGCGGATAGCGCATTGGATCGCGCGGTTGCCCGTATATACGATCCCTTGCGAACCGGACAAAAAGGTTACGACGTCGCGGGTTTCCAGCTGGACCCCGTTAAACATAATTACCTCGGGGCTGCCGAACCATTGCGGGCCGACGTTATTAGGCGTCGAAATGTTAGCCGCCGGCAGCCATTGGAACGTCGCCGGAAAGCCGTTTGCGTAGCGGCTCGTCACTACCCAAAACGCGCGGCCTTGCATCACCAAATCCCGGACCGTAACGGAAAGGGTAAAGTTCCGCGTTTCCGTGGGGTTCGGACGGCCCATCCACGACTCGCCCTCTACATACAGTTTTTCGTAACGCTGCCCGGTCCATTGCAGCACATAGGAACGTAGGTCCAGAGTGCTAACGACTGTGGACAAAAGGCTAATAGCCCGGGTGACTGACGGCACGGACATAGCCGCTTGCTCTGCCGCGCCAATCTGGAAACCTAAAAAGTTATCCGAACGCTGCCGCGCGCCGGACGCTGCCGCAATAGGAACCGATGCCGTGGCCGGCACGGCTTTTACCTTTGCCTTAAATAGCTCCATATACGAATCATGCTTTGCGTTCGTATGTAATACAAGGGGAGCCGCAAAGAGATAGAGAATTTAACGCGCGCGCGGCCAAGGGGAACCCAACCGCGCGCGCGCGTTCCTACTCTACTTGCTATAGGCAATTTGTGGTTTTGCCCTACTCACCGGACGGGCGACAAGTGCAGCGGCCCATACCATGCAACGCGCCATAGTGATAGGACCGGAGGAACGCTGCGAGCTAAGCGCGTAGCCGCGTAGTGTTTTTACCCCTACTGCCCTATCTACATGCTCCCGCAACATTTCCTCGCCGGTATGCACAATGCGCCCTTCGATGATTGCGCTACGAATGGTGGCGGTGTGTGTCGTTAGCTCGCCGTACCCCACTTGCACTTTTTTTCTAATAAGGCTTACGGGCGCGATATCAAACAGGTTGGGCGGAAGGGTTACGTTTGTGCAGGCGCCGGCGGCGGCTTCGACTTCCTCCCAACATTTTGTAAGTGAATCGGCGACGAAAGCAACGGTAACGCCAATGCTCCCGTCCGGCATGGCGACCGCGCGGACCCCGCAGTAGGTAGATTCGTCTATAGATGAATCCACGGCAAGCACTCCGCCGGCGGGTACTTCGTCCACCTTTAGCGCGTCGAATACGCCGGGTGAAAGCCAAGAATTCGTGGAGCTAACCCACACGTTTAGGGACGCGCGGAGGAATGCGGATTTATCCACCTGCTCCGCTTCGTCGGCCAATACCTCGGGGTCCAACGTGTAGCCAATCGCCGGATTCGCCATTGCCCATACGTCCGGCCTATCCATGTAGTCAATGCCCGGGGGGCATGACCATTCGGCGAGAAATAGCTTTGTGGTTTTGCCCTCGTCTATTGCGCGTAACCCTTCCTCGCGCATTTGGAGCATGGCGGTTGAATCCTCCGTGCCGGCAGTGGACCAACAGGACAAGAGGGGCGACCGCTGGACGCGCTGTGAAGGCAACGCGCCATTCATAAGCACTTCCCGCGAAATTGACCAAATCTCGTCACAAAATACGTATGTGGGTGAGAACCCATGAAAGTTGCTAGGCGTCGCGGCCTGCACTAACCAGCGGCTCCCGTCCTGCATGATTATCTCACTCCGGCCATACGCCCACTTTGCTTTGGCGCCAAATTCTTTCACTAGCAGCGGGGCGAGGGATTCAAATATCTCCGTTGCCAAATCCAATTTGTGCGCTGTGGAAATGACCAATACGGGTTCGCCCCGGCGGACGGGTTCCCGGGTGAGACACCAACCAACCATCGCTTTTAGAGCTGTGGTCTTTCCATTTTGGCGCGCAATGCTGCAAAGGGAGCGGCGGTAGGTGAGGTCGCCGGCGGCGTCGTGCATTAGCTGCCCGTCAATTGCCGTGCGCTGCCATGGCATGAGGGTTATTCCCAAATGTGTTTGCGCCCATTCGGCAACCTCGCCTCCGTAGGTGCCTGTTCCTAGCAACCCGGATATCAACCGCGGGGGGATCGGGTCCGATGCTTTCGTATCGCGCTTGCCCGCTGCCGATGGGGCCAAATCTTTTGAAATACGGGTTCCCGGAGATACAGCGCTAGA